AACGGTAATATTTTCTAGAGGCATTACTTAAGTCAGACCACTCTAAGGCTTTCTCAAGTACTATTTCTTCTCCTAAAATTTTACTTACTAATGATTCGAGTAAAAGAATATCCTGCTCATTTTTCATGTCAGGATATCCTTTAGGAAACTTCCAAGCGTATTGCTTAAAAAATTTATCAAATGGATTCATTATGCTTCTGTTTCAGTTTCTTCAGTTTCTGTTTCTGTTGCTGTTACATCTACTCCACCAGTAGTTTCTTCAGGTTTTTCTTTAACAGGTACCTGGTAACGTAATTGACGAGCGATGGCTTCACAAGCTGACTCTTCCTCATTTAAGTTAAGTAGGTAATATTTTTTACCTTCTACTTGAGCAATCCAAGAGCGTGGAGTAAAGATAAGATAGAAACTAGTACCATTCTTTAGATTGATACGGAATGTTGTAGGACGAGGAGCAACCCAATCAATTGAGGCTAAAAAGAAATCAAAGTCTGGAGTAAGTAAGTCTACCAGAACTTTTTTAAGCTCTGGGAACTTAGTTAACTCATCATATTCAGCAGCCGCAATTGTGGTTTTGGCTTTATCGATGTAGACTTGTTTAACTAAGACTCTAATTTTCTCTTTTAGTTCGTCTTTAGTCATGGTTTATTTTTTATCCATAAGCTTTTCAGCTACTCTTTTAGCTATAGAAGTTGCAATAGCCATTTTCTTTTCCATATCCATTTTTGGATCACCTTTTTCCATAGCCTTGGCTATTTCTTCTCTTTTTTTAAGCTCAGGTTTGGTGAGTTTTTTTTCGTCTACCTTATCATCTTCTTTCTTAGAACCAAAATTGGCTAATCTTTTCAATGAAGCTGCCCTTTTTGCTGGGTCGTAAGCTCCCATTTCTCCTTTCACATTTGTATGGGGAGCTGAAGTGATGTCTCTGTCGTGGATACCTTCTTCGATTTCGTCTTCTACACCAAGGTATTTACGCATTCCTGGTTTACCATCAGCAACATAAGCTTTAGCTGCTTCTTCAGTACGGAAATACATTTTATCTTCACGGCCTTTAAGACCTATTACAGATTTTGATTTAACAACATATTTGTAATCTTCTGACGGGGTATATTTGGCATCTAGATTTTCTTCGATTTCAGCAGCTAATGGTTCAGTAGGAACATTTGGAATAATATCTTCAGCAGCAGCTACACCTACCATAGCATCAACTTCTGGTTCTTTTAATTCAAACTCAAGGTAGTGCTTGGCACTAGAAACCATATTTTTAGCTGTAGTAATTTTAGCCTGCCACCATGCTGGGAAGTCTACTTCACCTTCACCTTCAAACTGATCTACCATTTGGTAAAGTTCCATAGCATATTTTCCAATACGATATAGTTCTGCTTTGATCATGTGTGGTTCATTGTCTTCATGGCCTAGGTCTAGGTCTTCTTCTAAATTGTAGTCTTCAACATCTTCCATATCAACTTGGAAATTTTCTAAAGATACTACAACTGTTTGACCATCTATAGTTTTAGCTACTGAACCATTTTTCATTAGATTCTCATGGTCTTCATCTGTTAAGACAATAGCTTGGTTTAATGCTTCAATAACACCTCTACCTTTAAGAATATCTGCTTTAGTTACTTTACCATCACCTGTTAAATCTGGGAAGGGTTTTTTCTTTTCAGATACAGTTAAAGCATTTTTAACCATTTCTCTAAGTTTATCTTTTGATGAGTCCATTTTTTTCTCTGCTAATTTTTGGGCTTGTTTTATTGCTCTACCTTTTGCAATTCTTTCTGCTTGATTACCATAACGAGCAACTAAAGAGTTTCTTTCCGTACCAAGGATGGCATTATAGATTTCGTCTGCTTTAGCTTCTTCTTCTGAGGTCATTTTATTTTGCTTTATCTTCTAATGTAGAAGCTTTTCTATATTCAGTGATAAGTTTTTTAAGCTCACCTGCTGCTTTACGAGCACGTCCGTGTGCTGCTTTAGCTGGTTTGTTATGTTCTATTGTTAGTGTTTCAAACAATTCAGCCATTTTGGTGTATAGTTCTTGTGATGTCATATCTTTTATTTTTTAATTTATTAAATCTCATCTGGTTTACTAAAGAAATAATAGCTCATTTCTTGACGCATAGCATCCTCTAACTCTTCATCTGACATTTGTTCAACATTATCAAGATATTGTCTGAATTCACCCCAACCTTCATCATCTAGCATATATTGTTTAGCATTAACATCTGAGTTATTGAATTGTTTTAAGTAGTTAAATGCTTTTTGGGTGTCAATATCATAATAAGTATAATCTTTATCACTTAATTCTTCATCTTTAACAACATATTTGTTATTGACTTGGTTTTCTTTTAATAATGCTTTAGTATACTCGCCTTCTGTTATAAGACCAGCTAATTTTTTCATTCTAAGGATTTCGAGTGATTCTTTCATGGTTGTTTTAGTTTTAATATAATCTTTTACTTCTTTAGAGGCTCTATCATAATCTTTATCTTCAAATAATTCAATAAGCATATCTATTAATTCATTTTCAAACCAATCTGCTTTTTTCAAATCCTCAAATTTACCATCTTTTTTAGCATCAGATATTGCTTTATTAATAAAAGATTTTACTTTTGAAGTTAAAGGTACTTCATCTTCTTGGGCTTCGTTTACTTTTGCTTTTTCAATTTCTTCACCTTTTTTAACTCCAGCTCCGTAAACTTCTTCTTCACCTTTGTTTCTAGCTACTGTTTTCTTTTTACCTTTATCAGCACGCTGGAATTCGCTATATCCTTCTTTTAGTTCAGCTTCAAGGTCAGCTACTAGGTCCATATCATTTTCTTCTAACTCATCATAAGCTTCTTCTAACTCAAGAGACTCATTTGTATCTTTAGCAATATGCTGGCGAGTGAAGTAAGTGATAGTATTAGCAATTTGTCTTTCGAGTTTATTATCACCTATTTCCTCAGCTTCATCTTGTAAAGTTTCTAATTGATCTAAAAATTCATCATCAGCACCTGTTGCTTTAGGTTTTTTCTCTACATCTACCTCTACTTCTTCTTTATCTTCAATGTCGATGTCTGTATCAGCGTCTTTAGAAGGCACTTCACCGTCTCCGTCTTTGGTAGCTTCATATACAAAACTATATTCATCATTTGGATCTGAGACATTAAGATCAACAGTACTATCCTCGTTTAGTTCTAGTTCAGACAAAATCTCTTCACGGATTTTTTTCTTAAGTTCAGACATTTTCATTTTAGTAGAAGGCTTGTCCATTGCCTCTTCTGTTGAGGTTGCTTCTTCATACAGCTTACCTTCAGCTAAAAATTTTCTTAAATCAAAATTGCTCATTATTGTATCTAATTAGAGTATATGTTATAAATATGTAAGTTTATTTTGTCTTTCCCCATTTTTTACCTTTACCGGGGTCTTTACATTTAGCAGCAGTTGGGCGACAAGAAGGATATTTAGCACGCTTCTCACCTTTTTTTCTACCACATGATTTATAACCTGTTATTTTACCGTCTTTACGGATTGGGGCATTGCAATCTACCCAACCACCTTCTTTACCGGGTGTACCAGTGCGTTTAAACCATTTATAGAGTGATTCATCTTCTTGGATGACCTCATAGATAACTTCTTTTAAGTCTTTCCAAATTTCACCATCACGGCATCTAACTACTGCGCCTGATTTATAAGCGGATGGTTTTTTATATCTACGATCAGCTATTCTTAGGCAGCGGTCTCTCTTTTTTTTTTTCTCTAAAAGTACTTCTTTAACAGCCTTTTTTAATTCTGGGATAATGCCTTTTTGGATGAATTGATTTAGATTAACTGTTTTAATATCACCATCTTCATCTTCAAGAGTTATTATAAACTCATCTGAATCTATTACCTTATAGGTGTTACCGAAATAACTAATTGTTTTGCCTTTTAATTTAGAGAAAGTTTCAGCTGAAATCCTGTCTCCAAACCCTTTAATTACCTCATCAATCTCTTGAGGTGCTGCTACAATCTCATTATAGTCCTCCATTGATAGGAAAGGCTTAGCTTTACTTAATTCAGTAGCACGTTGTGTTACATCATGTAAGTCTACATCTTCTTGAGCATCTTCTTTAGCGTACTCTAATATACGAAGGAACAAAGGAATGTCCATTGATATAGTATCAATGGCGTCTTGATCTGGCATTGGTTGAGAGAAAAATTCTTGTACTTTTTTTAGATCTTTCATTTGTTCATCATTTTAGCTAACTCAGGATTCTTTTGAGCAAAATAACGGAACAGGGCTTTACCTAAAGTAGCTCTAACTTTGTTTGAGACATAATCTTCAAATGGGATACCTTTTAAATCAGCATCAATTAAAGCATTTAGCTCATCTTGCATTTGTCTACCTTTACCAGATTGACCTTCATATTTGTCAGCGATAGCCTTAATACTAGCTTTATGTTTGTCTAAAATTTCTCTTGCTTTAGCAGTAGCAGCTGAAAGTGCTTCTGGTGAGTCTGGGTAAAAAGTGTCTTTGGCTTCTTCTACTTTGTTATCTTGTAGTAGACCAGCCTCCATCAAGTACTGCTTTTTAAACCATTTAGTAGTATCGAATGCCATAGCGTTGTTTCTTTATAAATATTAGTCTTTCTTTAGACTTCGCAAATATTTAATAGTTTCCTCTTTTGACTCAAGTAGCTTATTCTTAACTGAACCAGTCCATTTTTCCACGTCACCTGCCTCGGTAATATAGGACTGAATGTCACTATGTTCTATTTGTTCATTAATCCAAAGTTCAAATTCCTTAGTTAATCCATCAACATCAGAATTGAACATCATTTTTTCATATTCCTCCCAAAGACCTTGTCTACGGATAGAAGCCTCAAAATCAATCTGGCAATTGAAGCAGCGTCTATACATGTTAAACCACTTCTTATCCAGGTGTGGTTTCATCGGTTTTTTACAAGACGGGCAAAAAATCGGAAAATTGACCGTTTCACGCGCTTTATCAAGTTTGGTAACATTTTGTTTAATACCATCCTTAATTGTCCACGTCTTGTCACCTTCGGTCCATACATCACCTTCGTTGTGTACTTGATTGGCCTCTTTTGTAAAACCGACTGATACTTGGGATTTATCTGCATGTTTTCCCTTTACTAAGTTTCTTAATCTATTAACGTCTTTTTCTGCAAACTGTTTCTTCAGAACATTTTCTTTACTCATAAACCGTATAAGTCTTGTAATTGTTTGATTGTAGAAGCAGCAGATGTATGTAGTATACCTATACCACCATTTGCTCTCCATTCATCTATATTTGATTTTCTATCGTCTATTAGAATATGATTAGGGGCAGCTTCTTTTTGTTTATCTTTAGCATATGCTAACATAAGTTTAGTACCCGGTAGGTTTTTCTTAACCCATAATCTTTTACCAAGTTTAGAGGATTCTTCTCTTGAGGGGGCAGATAGTAAGATAGGATTATATTTTTTAATATATTTCCAATAAGTTCGCCCATCCGGCATCCAATCCATCCCAACCCAAAACTTTACTCCTTCTTTAGTGATAAGATCCCAAAATGCCTCTTTACCATTTTCACTCTCGTATTGGCTAGGAGGGATACCCTTTGAGTACTTCATGAAACGTTTATCAAAATCCGTTATCACACCATCCATATCCGAATATATTACATATTCTTCTTTCTTTATCTCTCTAAGCAATTGTATTAGTTTCATAATTGGGGATGAAGTTAATGGGAAAAGGGGAGGAAGCCAAACTTACTTGGCTTCTTTTAAATCTTGAGTAAGATCTGGGTATTTCTTTTTTAATATTTGGTGTATTTCTTTCCAAGTTTTCAGGTAAGTATTCCACATTGTTATAGATACCTTAGAGAGAAGGTAGCTTTTATTGCTTCCTTCAATACCCTCTTCTTCTGCAAATTTATCAAATGCTTCTTTAAATGCTGGTAGGTTTGTGGTTAGTTCTCTCCATTCATTCCCCAGAGGAGGATTTTTCTCTTTTTCACGTTGAATAGCAAGTTCAATAAATTGCTTGTTAAATTCATCATTCTTTTCTAATCCTTTTAAGAATTTGATGTAGGGTTCAGGAGCAACAATGTTTTTAATGTCATCTATGTATCCGAAAAGTCCATCAATGGCTCTACCTATAACCAAACTAATGAGAGGGGCAGCAAGTTTTGCAATGATATTTGCAAGTGCATTTTCGTTTACTTGTTTTTCTTCTAAACCTTGAGCTAATTCGCGAGCGTATTGATTTAAACCAAATGGATCTTTGTTTTTCCTTTCCTGTAAACTATCAGTCCAGTTACGGAATGTCATTGTACCTTTTAGGTTAGCCTCTTTTTCTAGGTCATTTAAACGATCGTCTTCTGTAGTGTCTGTAGTGGTAACATCTCCTAAACGACCCTCAAGGTTCTGCATGTGATGAATCATCTCATGAGCAAAAGAACGTACTATATCTTTTGGATGACGACCATAAGTGTATAATACAATCATCTTTTTACCTGGGTCATAATAGGCAGTTTTACCAAAGAAATCTTCAGCATTAGATGAATCATCACCTATAAATTTAACTGAAGGTAAAGGTTGAATATTATACCCTTTATCAATCATATGTTGAGTTAACTCAGCACATTTTTGAACTATGTCAATTGAAGGGATAGTATTTTCAGTTATATCTCTATAATTAGTACTTGGAGGGAAGGATTGCATCTTTTTTTTAGCTGCTTCTTTTGTCTTATAAGGACCAAATTCTTGTCTAATTCCAGGAGCAAAAGGATTGTCTTGAATATAATAATATTTATCTCCTCTTTTTTCAATAGCTCTATAACGAGTTTGTCCTCCAAACCCATTTTTTTCGTTTACGTTTTCTTTAGACTTTCTTACTAGACCCCACTTAGGTAATTTTTCTCCTTTATATTCTCCATCCATTTGGTAGTTACGGACAGTATAGTTTTTACCATCACTATCTTCTAAGGATAATTTGTAACGGTTAACTCCTTCTCTAGAGATTTTCTTTACTTTAAGTTCTAGGGATTTTTCTAGTTTTTTTCCTCCTAGTGGGAATCCCTTAGGGGCTCTAACAACATCACCTGCTAGGACTTGACCTGAGTAATTGGAGAGTTTTACTCCTATTTCATTTACTTCTTTATATCCTGAGCCATAAGGAGCAGCCTTATCAGTATGGTTAGGAGCTACATTCTCTTTATTTAGACGTTGTGTTTTTTCTTTAGATGCTTCTTTCCTTTGTTCAGCATAATCTAAAGCTTTCTTTAATCTAGCCTTTACCTCAGGATCTTTAGCTCGTTCATAAACCGCTCTAACTCGTTGATGAATCACATTTATGATTTGAGATTGGCGATTGTGTGGCTTTGATTTAAAAGATGTTTTAGATAGGGTATCTATAATGTCTTGTTTACTTGAGAATTTTATAGCTACAGTATCTGTAGGATCTTCATCTGTGTATAGTCTACGACCTGATCCTTTAGGTTTTTTACCTGTACCTACTTCTGGGTCTCCTTCCTTAACTAAAGCATCATTAAGTAAATCCCATATGCTTTCCTTTTCACTAGCAGGTACCTTCTCAGGTAAGTATGTGAAGAACTCCTCTTTATTTCCACTTTTAAGCACCTTTCTAGCGTTGGTTCCGCTCATGCCACCATCTTGGGTGGGAATTACTTTTACCTCAGTATTAGGGTAGGTTTCCTCAACTCCTGCTGTACGTTGGGCTACATCGGCTAGATCATCTTCTCTACCTTCACGAGCACCAATTACAAAATATACTTTTTCTTTTTTGTTGTTTTTAGGATAACGTTTAACATCTCCTATAGGATTTTTAGAGGGAATTATCTCTACTTTATCTCCTAAGAGTTCTTTATACATCTGCCATATTTGAATGGCTTGTTCTTGAGTAATTCCATCACGAACACCCCCACCTACATAGATGATAAACTTGTCTATTTCTTTATGATTGTCTAATGCCTTCTTTACTACATCAAAGTGACCCTTGGTAGGGGGTTTAAAAGCCCCACCAAAGACAGCTGTTACTTTTTGACCGTCTAGGATCTCACTTATAAGATATTTAGTAAGTTGGTTCATTACTTTAGACGCATAATGGTCTCTTTAGCTTTCTTTTTCTTTTCTTCAATGGCTTTTTTAGCAGCTCTATAATCTTCCATTTCTTGTTGAAGAGCTTTTTTAGCCATTTCATACTCTTTAAGAGCTTCTTTGGCACGCTTGCGAGCAGCTGACTTATCCATAGTGGCCATGATGATTTCTTCTTTCATGATTGAATCATAGATAGATACTTCTTGAAGCATATCTTCCATAGTTCTACATTGTCCACTAGGCTTTTTTACAATCATGAAGGTACCAATTTGATCATCTGGTCCCATCATTTCCATGGTAGTTTCTTTTGTTTCTTCTTCGATAGCTTCTTTGATAAGCTTTTTAAATTCTGTTAATTTCATGAGTTAAGGAATTGTTTGATTTTAGATTGTGCTTCTGGGATAGAAACAGTTTGTTGTAAGATGTCCTGAACAGTTTTATTATCACGTAATGCTGTGATTTCTTGTTCAAGTTTTGCTTTATCAGCTCTGGACTTAGCGATTTCTTTTTCTGATTTCTCTTTAGTATCAGTTGGTTTATAAGGATCAATATAGCGTTTGATTATATCATCTAAACTTTTCTTACTAAATGGGTCCTTGTCTTTTGTAGTTGCTACAAAGTTTTGACCAAATAAGTTAAGGTAAGGAATAAAGTTTTTAGTTACATTAGCCCAAGTTTGCATTACAATTGAAGGCATCAAACTTCTATCCTCACCAGCTGAACGCTCAAATCTATCTTCGTTTTTCTCAAGTGATTTTTCAAGTGAAGAATAAACGTAAACCATCATTACATCATATCCGGCTGCCTCTAAAGTATCCTTTAGTGATTCTGTTTTCTTATAAGCAGCAGCAGTACCATCAATTACAATGTTTCCTTTAGAGCCAATTTCTTGTGCTAGGGCTTCTTGATAATCCTTTTGAGCAGCTGCCATTGCTTTAGCAGCTCCACTTCTACCTTCGGCATCAGCTATCTTTAGGTCAAGTGAAATACCAGCGTCACGAAGATTTTTAATAAAGAAATCATCAATGTTCATTACTTTTAAACCAAGGTCACTGATAATTTCACCTACAACAGATGATTTGCCAGCGCCAGGGGCGCCTGCTAAGATAATAGCTTTGGGGGCACCTTGTGCCTCTCTAAGTAATTGAACCAATGAAATCATACACGTATGTTTACGTATAAATATTATAGCTCTCTCTTGACTGTAGTTCTGAATTCAGTAAAGATAGGTGAGTGGTTTGGGTTTTCTAAATCAAACAGTCTCTTAACTGTTTTAAATATATCCATGTTTTCCTCTATAGTACGCTTAGATTCATATATTTCCCATCCCTTACCTTGCATAGATCCATCTTTAGGACCACGCTTAGATGATTTAAGCCATAAAACAGCTGTATGGTCAGCTTGTTTACCATAGCATTCTTCATAACATGTAGCGTAGGCGGCTGTTTGTAGGTCATAAGTAGTTTGTAGATGGTTAGAGGTTTTAAAGTCAATAATCCACAATTTGTCATCAATTTCACAAACCAAGTCACAGGTACCAGCAATCTCATATTCATCAGAGAACAAATGAACCTCAGTCTCAATCAATTTAGGTTTATATGTTTCCCAAAAGTCAACAAACCTAAGGAACATTTGCCATACATCAGGATTATGAGCTGGGTCACCCCATTGGTTTAGGAAAGAACATTCCTTACCATTTAGGTAATCTTCAATCAGTTCGTGAGTGGTCGTACCATCCTCAGCTGCTTTTTTAACAATATAATCAGCTGAACGGCCCATATTCTTAAGCCAGTCTTCAAAGTGTTTTCCTTTAGGGTAAGCACTTAAAACATAAGTGATAGAAGGATAGTACTTCCCGTTACGTCTGTAGTAACGTGAGTCTGGCATTGTAATTTGTTTAGCATCTTCTGAGATCTCTAAGATACGATCATAAGAGTGCTTAATATTTCTTTTACTCATACTAATTGGAGTTTTTTAGCCATCAAACCATATTGGTTTAGAGGCTGAGTGTTTTGGATAAGGTTTGTAAAGTGTTCAAAACCCATTTCACTTGGATCTTTTTCATCCAAATCTACGAGGTAAACCTCTTTACCCTCGTTTAATAATAATTCAGCAAAACGTAAAGCATCCTTCATAGCATCCTTATCCAGGGCTATATAGATTTGCTTTACAGTTGACGTTACAATTTTTTTCATTAAGCTATCCTGGATATGTTTTCCTAATAATGGGATAGCATTTCGTTTGATGGCTAGAGCATCAAATGGCCCCTCACATAAAACAAGAGGTGAAGACCAGTTAATGTATAGTTCAAAAGGTACAATATTTTTACTTAATGCAGGATTCTTATACTTTACCTTAGAGTTAGGATTGAAGTTGCGAGCCACATAGTAATTCAATTTACCTTCGTTATTATATGATGGTATAACGATCATCTTGTCAAAGGCACCACCATCACAATACCCTATATTGTATTTGAGTATATCGTGTTTACTAACGCCTCGTTTTTTTAGATAAGCTAAAGCGTGTCTACCTACAATGTCCTTTTCTGTGATTTCAGACAGTGGTTTAAATTCTTCTGGTAGTTTGAGATCTGTTTTTTGCTCTTGGGTTACAATTCTAAACCCGGATCCAACTAGGGATTTTAGTTCCTCTATTTTATCTATAGGAGCATCAATTGCCTTAAATAGGCTAAGGAGTCTACTTCCTTTCTTATCACAAGCCCAACAATGCCACTTTTGATAATGAGTGGCATTTTCATCTAGATTAATCTCTAGTTTAGGTTTATGGTGATGGCAGAAGGGACAAGTATGAGCCTGATTACCTCGAGCAGTAGGTTTGCCATGTCCTAGGACTGAATTGACTAAGTTTGCAACTAGTTGATTTACCATACGCGGTAATATACGAAAGATATCTTACTGAGCAAAGTCTTTTGTAAAGAACTTGCCTAAAATATTATCGTTATAGAACTCCTCTGGTTTTTCAAGCACTGAATATACAAACAAATATTTTGTCTCGTAGTAAGTTAATAACTTTTTTGAAGTAGCCAAATGGAGGATTTCACGTTTGAATTCATCCTTTTTACCCTCTTTTAACATAGCTACAATTTCCTTGTTTGAACCATAGTATGTTTTCCAATCTGATTCGTTCATTGCTAGCTTATAGGCGGGTTTTCTACCAGCCACGTGAGCATACTCTAGTAGTTCCTTTTTAGTGAGTTTTACTTTCTTTTGGTGAAATAGAACTTTTTTACCAATATAGGTTTTACCTGTTGGTTCATGAACTACTCTATAAATGAAACCAAAGGTCCCTTCAGGGAAGGAGGAGAGTGCCTCCATAGGTTCGTTTTTATAAGTCCACATGTTTTTATCGGTCTAAGTTAATAAGAATAGTTGTATCGGTAGTTGCCGATGTAGGTAGGGGTTGGGCTAATTTTCCTACCGCTAGAAGGTTTTGAAATTCATCATATAAACCTACTGTTGAAACGTAAGGGCTAAAGTAAGAACTAGTTACATACCCATAAGTTGTTCCATCTGTTGATCCTGAAATTAGAGATGGATTTAGACTAAAATTAAATTCGTTTTCTCTTATAGTACACTTGTATTGAGTCTCGTAAATTGTAAGTGAGGAAGAGAATGAGCAAGTTACATTTGTAGCATCTATTGAGCCTGAAGCTAAAGTAGCATCAGTTATAATAGCCATTCCGTGAGGGTAAATAATATTTCCCACATTTACACTAGCTGAGACTAGATTACCTTGACCATCATCTATTATAGTATGAACACTGCCTGAGGTAAAAGTATAATTAAAGGAATATGGCTGAATATAATTACCAAATAATTTAGAAGATACAGAGATAACTCCTACTTCAGCACCTGATCCTGTAGGAAAATATCTTGAGGCGGTAAGTGTGGATTGTAGGTAATTAAAGTATCTACCTGTTGAGTTAGGTGAACCTACTAAAACATCTCCTTCAGAATTAGCACCAGGTACAATAAATCCTATTTGAGGAGAGTCTCCATAACTTTGAGTTAGGAAGTTTGAGTAGTATAACTCTTTAACTGAGTTATAAACTAGTACTTGATATTGAGTAGATAAAGTACCTGTAGTGTCTTGATTAGTATAAAAAGAACCACTAGTACCTAAAAATCTATCTATCTGTACATTTGTTCCCCATTCACTTTCATTAAAGGAAAAACCCTTATTTACCTCAAATGGGGTAACAATTATATCAGAGGCTAGAAATTGTTTGTAAGCACTCATTCATTAGAAGTCTAGCTTAACGCGAATTAGGGCTTCTTTAGTGAAGTCTTTAAGTAGTGGTCTAGATAATTTAGCTACAGCTAATAGTTCGTTATTGTCATTATACAAACCAACTGTAGTAATGTATACTTGAGGATTACTAATAAATGAGCTATATAATACCTCACCTGTTGAACCTGTAATAAATGATGGGTTTTCTGAATAGTTAAATTCTGAGCTTCTAGGTCTTACAAAGATAAAATCTGAAGTTACAGTTTCCTGAGAGTTAAGAGTAAATGTAGCAGCTGTTGAACCTGAGATTGCTTTAAACAATCTAGCATTATTATCACCAGGGGCATCAAATGATCTACTTACAACTAAACCAATACCTCCGGCTGCTAATGAACCTGAAAGAGCAATTGGGTTTAAAATAATAGTTCCAATATCAGGTAATAACCAACCATATGAACCTGAGTTAATACTCCAACCATCAGAATTAGTACCACCACCAGTTGAAGATACTTTAGTACCTGCAGCTGAGGCTGTGATTAAATTATATACTCTACCAGCTTCAGTAAATGTAGTTGTAGATACATAATTACTATCATCTGTTAATTTAATAACACCTAAGGAACCTGAAAGTTCTAAGAATAAAGAGCCAGGGAAGATAGTTTCTTTATAACGACTTCTCTCTACTGAAATAGCCCAAAAGTCTGAAGATGATATATTTCCAAAAACAAAAGCAGCATTTTCATCAC